GTGGTCCTCCGGCTTGAGGGCGAAGGAGTAGACGTTGATGCCGACCGCCGGGACGTTGGTGTGGTGCTGGTAAGGCTGGACCAAGTTGAAGTACTTGCCCTCGCGCTCGGAGAACCGGTCGTGGCCATTGAGCTGGATCTTGGCGACGGCGACCGGGTTGTAGCCGGCAAGGCCCTCAACGCGGGTGAGGGAGTAGCCGGAGTCAAGGACTGACCGGTCCCACCAGTCGGAGTAGTTGAACGGCTGCATGCCCTTCCACGGGTTGACCGTGGCGTCGTCGCAGGCGACGAAGGAGTCGCGCTGGACAACCCACACAAGCTCCTTCGTGGGGTGGTTGAAGTTGAGCTTGATCTTGTTGTTGGAGGAGGTCACAGACTCATCGCCCGTGAACTGGAGCTGCTCGATGAGGTACTCGTGGGAGACCTGGGCGAAGCGGCGACGCTCGTCCGTGTCGAGGTAGATGTAGTCAACATAGAGGGAGGCGGAGACGAGGCCGGATGATGAAACACGGTCGCGGATGGCGTGGCTCGCCGCCGTGCCGGAAACCTGATCCCAGCAGAGGTACTTGATCTCATTGAACTCGAGGTTGATCTTGACCTCGTGGTACTGGAGAGCGATCAACGGGAGCGCAAGGCCCGGGTTGCGGCAGAACCAGAACTGGAGGGGGATGTAGAGCGTGTACTCCGGGGCGCAGTTGGCGACCTCGGCAAGGGAGTTGGGCTCACCGCCGGCGCACGCATCGTCGCATGTCTCGCCGCCCTGAACAAGCAAGTTCACAAGTTCCGGAACATTGCCTACCATCTCAGCATAGCCGGCCTGCTTGCCCGCCTCCTGGGTGAGTTCATTCCAGATCTGGAGCCAGTCGCCGTAGTGCTTGTCGATGCGCTGGCCGCCGATCTCGAGCTCAACTGAGTTGACGAGGTTGTGGCCGACATAGTTGAGCCAGCGGAACTGGGCGCCTGAGCCGTCCGTTGACGCAAGCTGAACCTTCGGGAGCGTGGCCTGGAGGTAGATGCGGTGGATCAAGTCGCCGTTGCGGCTGATCGTGCAGGTGACACGCTTGCCGAAGTTGGCCGTGCCGTTGAACGTCTGCTCGATCGACTCCATCGCGAAGTTGGTGTGGCGACGGTACACCACCTTGAAGAACGTGATCTGAGGGTTACCCGTCAGGTAGATATCCTGTGCGCCATAGGCTACAAGCTGCATTAAACCACCACCTCCCATTTGTTATATTCATCGCAAAGAAAATAATTTGGCGAAATCGGGGATTTTTCTGGAGAACACCGGGGTCATTGATGAAATCAACAACCCGAGACCGGGGCATCTGGCGGAGCCAAAAACCCTTACCGGGGGAACTCTTTCTGTGAAATCCCGCGGTTCTTAAAATCCGAAGATGACATAAGGAACATTGAAAGATAGGATATAGTTAATGTCTGAAAATAAACCTTTACACATGGTTCTTCATACCATGGACGCTCCTGCTCAAGAAGTGACTGACATGCCCACTACCCTAGAGGCATTTCACTCTGAAAAAATGCGGACTATGAATGAAAAACGAGCACAAATCACGGGGCTAGAAAAGAAGATCACCGAAAAGGAGGCTCAAATAGACGCCTTTACCGGGGCTCTTCATGCCGATGAATACAAAGTACTCGTTGAAGATTTACAAGATTTAGAACAACAGGTGGTTCGCCTCCAGAAAGATGACGAACGACTTGATTATTTTTTACAAGTTGGAAATATTCTATTTAATTATTATGATTCACAGGAAAAAATCGCTTCAGGGCACCATGTTTCTAGCAAGAAACCTGCTAGTAAGCTGCGAACTCCTCAAAATAGCGTTTTGAATTATTTCAGTGCGGGTGCTGCTGAGGCTGCCGATGAATTGACAGAACCTTCACTTTCGCAGCCTTTGTCAGCAGCGGCCGATAAAGAGCCCAAGAAGATTATTAAAGCCCGGGATATTGAAGATTCAAATGGACTTCAGCGTGACAAGGCATTGGAGCGTTATTTGAGTATCATTGAGCCGACTGCTATTCGTGGTGGAATCCTACCAGGGTCTGGCATAGAACCAGATTTTGGTGCCTGCCCTCACTGCGAAACAGAGATGGTCTTTTATCACAATGAGGCAACTCTGGGCTGCCCGGGGTGTGGCTATCAGGACTTTATTCTGGTAGATTCCGAGAAGCCGTCTTATAAGGATCCGCCGCGTGAAATCTCATATTTCGCCTATAAGAAGATTAACCATTTCAATGAATGGCTAGCCCAGTTCCAAGCCAAGGAAAGTACCGAGATTCCAGCAGATGTGTATGAGAATATACTGGCAGAAATTAAGAAGGAGCGGATTACTGACCCGCGAACGCTTAAACCGCAGAAACTTCGGGAGGTCCTAAAGAAACTTCACTTGAACAAATTCTACGAGCATATCCCGCACATCTTACACAGGATGAATGCGTTCTGTGCTCCCACCATGTCACGAGAAATGGAGGATAAATTACGCTACATGTTCAAGGAAATTCAGCCGTCGTTTATTCGGCATTGTCCGCGGGGTCGCTCCAATTTCTTGTCATATTCGTATGTATTATACAAGTTTTGTCAACTGCTGGAATTAGATGATTTCTTGCCTTGTTTTCCGCTGCTCAAAAGTCATGAAAAACTCTATATGCAAGATAACATCTGGCAGAAGATTTGCGTTGACTTAGGCTGGGAATTCATCCGAACAATTTAACTGCTGAAAGTAGATGAATGCTTTCAAATATGGTATCGGAGAACCAGGCCGTTCAATCGCTGGTGAATTTACTCCAGAATCGCGACCTATGCTTAGAAATGCTATGACAAGAGTTCATCCTCAGAAAAAGTCTGCTTTTGTAAAGGAGTATTTCTCAATAAAGAATCCAGAAAATGCTGAATTATATGCTAAAATCTTCGTGAATGCTTTACCAAAGGTAGTTTATGCGCCGCGACCGGTGCGTTATCTAACACTAAAACAAAAATCCAATTTGAAATCTATTCCTGAAAATAAGCAATTGCGAAAGAGAACACGCAAACAAAGGAGTCGTAAAAATAGGGGATAAATGGACCCAGTTCACATTTTAAGTTTAACTTTTACTCTAGGTTATATTTTACAATGTATTTTTTCTTGTCATTTATATCATAATATGAATCCTGTATATGATAGACTTGAAACATTAGAGCAGGTTACTTGGTCACAACGGACTTCTTCACCAAATCCGGCTTATACGAGAACAAGAGATCAACGCGCAGAAGATCCTGTTTAACAGACTGCTTAAATAAATGTCCGATTCATTAGAGTAATGATGCGGACAATTGTGGCGATTGATCCCGGTATTAAGAATTTAGGAATCTGTGTGGCGAATGTGGTGGCTGACCTCAGTGGAAACCAGCAGATATCCGATATCTTACTGTGGGAGAATTTCAATTTAGTTTCTGATTCTTCTGCTCAGTTATCTACGCGATGTGCTGTTCAATCCTGTAAGGGACCGGCTTCGTGGTCGTATAAGGGTACCTCTTCCGAGGCAGCTTTACTCTGTAAGAAATGCGGCAAGAAGGGCTTCAAGGGTTTTACTGCTATAGACCCCGAGAAGATTAAGACAGTTGCGACGATTCGTGAATTTGCGACTGAACTAGGCTGGACTGATGCGAAAAAGAAGACAAAAGCGGCTCTGCTAGAAGAAGTGGCTAAGTTCTATTTGATGCCTTACAAGGCTGCTAAAGTGAAGAGTATGAGCCCATCGGATGTATTCGGGAAAATTCGTGTTTTTGTAGAATCCCGTATCCCTATTCTCAAGAAAGCCTCTATTGTGCGAATTGAAAATCAGAAAAGTATTGCTCCTCTATTACGAGATATTCAGATGCAAATTTATTCATTAATGCGATATATCTTGGAGAAAGATGGGTGGACTGGTACATTTGAATTTGTCCATCCCGGTGCGAAGAATAAGGGTGATGCGATTTCTGCTGGTTCGGATAAATACAAGGAACGGAAAGATGCTACACTAGGCAGAATTGAGAAGAAATTGTCTTTGTGGTCTACGGCAAAACCAGCAGTGGCTGCTCCTTGGCTTTTGCTTTTTAATGGCGTTTCTAAAAAGTATGATTTGGCGGATACTTTACAAATGACTTTGGGCTGAGCCCAAAGCCCTACCTTGTTCCCTTTGGTCACGGATGTGCCTCGGCTAAACATCTACTTTGTTCCCTTTGGTCCTACCTTGTACAGAAATTTTGTAAAACAAGTATAATCCAAAGAAGTTCTTTGCTATGATATCCAAGATATTATAGCCAATGTTTTTCTGAAGTACAGGTGTTAAGAAAGCAACTCCATAAAGACCCCAAATTACAAAGAGAATACTGAAAAGTTGTTTACCAATGAGTGATTTATCAGCGAATTCTTTATAGAGGACATAAAATGAACGAGCAAAACATGCTGTTCCTAAAGCCAAAGCAGTATACCGGTCAAGTGTACCAGTTTCTCCTAGGAAACCAAAGGCTAGCATACAAAAATTAAAGAAGAATATTTCTAGCAGAGGCCATTTATGAGTTAAAGTAAATTCCAACAAATTATTTTCCACAATATTTTTTTCTTTCTGCTCTTCATAGAAAAAATAGGCTGCCATTGAGAAAAGCATTGTTGGTGTGGAGATTATCCAGTCTGAATATCTGCTAGTTGCTAGTGTTTCAAGATCAAAGTTTGATACAAAGAAGATATAAAATCCGAATTCTATAATTTGGACAATTAATTCTAAACCTATAATTTTTTGAAGAATTTTGTCACTTTCATCAAGATTTACAGTAAGTCCTAGGGCACTAAAAAGTCCTGTAATTAATTGAACTATGAGTGAAAATTCAGTTGTTTTCTTAACAAGAAGTGTATCTGCTACACTCATGCCTCTAGTTTTTGTAGTAGATTTTATCTCCTGCGTCTACGAAGTTAGCTGTAGGCTACTGAGGACTGGCGGCCACCGCGTAAAGAAAAGCCAAATAGTCTAGAAATAAGAAACAGAAGATGTCGGTAAGTTTCGGCGGTTCTAGACCTGGACCCGAAGAATTGATTCAATTTGCAAAGAAGGCTAATGAGATTGAGATTGGCGGTATTAGCGATCTAGCAGACGATATGGGAATGTCCCTGCTTACAAATACGAACAAAATCAACATTGGCACCCGGCAAGAAAGTTCATCTGGCCCCACAATCACAATTGATGGTGGAGGTGGAGGTGGAGGCGGCTTCAGCGAAAATCTGGAGTTTGTAAATCTGGATAACATGGAAACGGTCAGTGGTGGCGGAGAGAAAGTGGAAATCCCCAACTTCGGCAACAATGACGCTTTCCGCACGCCTATCCAGCAGCCCATCAGTTTTGATATGAATTCGGGGACAGTGTCTTCAAAGCCTGCCGTGCCCCAAATGTCAGTGGAGGAGGAGAATAGGGAGAAGAACTCCTATTTAACACGCATGATGCGTCTTTCGTCCAAGGGCATGGGTGGCCAGCGCATGACAATGGCAAACTCCCTGGACGAAATCAAGGCTGAGTACGGTCGTGTTGTGGATTCCCGCAATCTAGAATCATCACTTAAGTTCCAGCGCAATATGCTTATGACCTTTGCGACGGGTGCTGAGTTTTTGAACAATCGGTTCAATCCCTTTGATGTCAATCTTGAGGGCTGGTCCGAGTCAGTTCACGAGAATGCCGAGGATTATGACGAGATTTTTGAGGAGTTGTATGATAAATACAAGGATGCTGGAAAGATGCCGCCTGAAGTTCGTCTCGTTATGACGCTCGGTGCCTCCGCCGCGATGTTCCATGTTACAAATACATATTTCAAGTCCAAGATGCCGGGTATGGATGATATTCTGCGAAACAATCCGGATCTCATGAAGCAATTTGCGACAGCGGCGGCCAATCAGGCTGGGCCGGGTTTTGGTAACTTTGTAGGAGCTGCGATGAATGCTGGAGCACAGAGACAGGCTGGCCCTTCGGTACAGCAGCAACCTTCAGGTCCGCAGATGAATAGCATGCCGTTTAATCTCAGTAGCCGTGCGCCTCCCCAGCGGGCCGAAGAAGAGCGGCCGGCTCAAGGACAACGCAGAGAAATGCGTGGACCCACCGGCGTAGATGATATTCTTCAAGCATTTGAGAATGAGCGTATGATGCAGTCTCAGCCTCCCGCCCCTCCAATTAATATGAATGACGCTCCCATTTTTTCTCCTAATGAATCTGGTTCCCCGCAGACAATCAACATGAATATTCTGCGCGAAGGTGTTGGTTCAGAGGGCGATCCTCTGCGTGAAGTAAGTAATATCTTGGATGAGATGCAGAGT